CAGATTTGCCGCTACCTCGCTTTGAGAAAACCAGCCTGCCATCCTTCACCGAAAACAAAGCACCGTGAAGGCGCGCAAGGCGCTCTGCCACATGCAGGTCGCTTTCTCCCTGCTGTCCAAACCAACTATATTTGTGATTAGAGACGCTCTCATCGATCACAGGGGTAAGGCCGTTATCGGCTGCAATATCCCTAAGGATATCGCCGACCGTTTTGTCGTCCCAATGCCGGGTCCGGCTTTGCTTCAACTGGTCTCGGACATTTGCGCCGCGTCCTTTGATAGACATACCATAGGGAAGGCAGCGGATTTCAGGTTCATCGATTGTGTAAGAGCCGAACGGAATTGTGCCGACTTCTTTGTAACCAAGCGAAGCCTCAATCGTGTCGCCCTTCTTCGGGATCGCAGCAAATGGGTGCCCATCGTTGAGATCGACGTCGATGCTATCCGAGCCGACACCCTCTTTATCTGTGATCGTCAATGAGATAAGGCGGTCAATCATGATTGAGGCGACCGGATTACCGTTCACCTTGATTTCGAATGCGGGGGTTTTCATGAATATCCCTTTGTGCACATCTTGCACGCTCAAAGATTCGTTTAGGGAGGGCATGATGAAAAAGCGCTTGGCCGTGGCTGCATTATTGATAACTACACACTCATCCAGCGCTGAGAAGTTCGATCTTCTCCCGCCTGAAATAATGGATGCGCTCGCTAAAGTTGAGGTCGTAAGTCAATCAATAAAGGCTGATGGACCGATGCCTAGCGTTCTGTTAATGGTAAAAAATGGCAGCACTCATCATTTTCAAATGCTTTCCGTTGCATGCAGCATTACGAAAAAAGGGCAACTAGTCGGAACAGCAGAAGGCATTTTCATGAACCTCGCCCCCGGCGTATCAGCATCTGACGAGGCGCTTTACATGATGACTAAGCAGAACCTCGATGCTGACGCGGTTGAATGCAGGCCTTCCATCGGCATGTAGAACTAATCCCAAAGCGAAATGACTGACGGTGTTGCGTCTGCCCTCGTTAATTCGGGCAGATGTATCACCGTTCCAAGC